ATCGTATTGTTTTCCGCCCCCATCTATTCCCTTTAAGTTGAACTTAAAGAGTTCCTTGCCTTGATCGTTATATGCAATAGGGGTGATAACATAGGATTGATCCCCTGAGTGCATATTAGCTGCACTTAGCTTCATAGCACTAAGGACTTGAGCTTCAGAGCTATTTGGATCGTTTTGAGCCTTTGCTAGATAACCAACGTCTACACCTAACTCTACAACACCACCTAAATCTTTAGAGACACCAATAGTCTGGTATTCCTCAATCAACCCTTTCATCTTCCAACTCTTATAAACACATTTAAGAGGAGAAACACCCTCTGGGTTATTTCTTTGAGGATTGTTTCTAAAAAGCATAAATTTCTTGCGGGGGATATCTACCTTTTTTCCATTGGGTACTTCACCAACAAAATTGTTTGGTATCAAATTTATATTCTGTTGTAGACCTTTCAAGATACCTGTGCTTCTGTTAAAGATCCACTTACTGACAGTATCTTGAGAAACCATTCTGAAGTCCTTCCAACCTGTGAAGGTTCCCATAGGGGTTTCTAAATTCCTTTCATATATTTTCTCAGGGGTTGAAAACCCATAAGCCAAATAAGATAAGAACTCTACAATATATTCTTCCCACGGCCTTTCCATAACAAGCATGTTATAGTTAAGCATCTCACATCGTCTGATCTCTTCTGGAGAAGAGTCGTCTGGAACTGTAAACTTACCTGAGTTACGTGAGATAACAGCTATGATGAAATTAAGAGGAGAGGCAACTGCAGCATCTAAGAGCATTTGCTTGTATAAAAAACTACTTTGGGGGAATCGCAATTCCGAACGAGACTCTTCTAAAATACGTCCTTGCAAATTAGCTAAGGAAGGTAGGCTATAAGATCCCATTCGCATACGTTGAGTGTTTGGATCTAAATTTGCAGAAGTAACAACATTCAGGTTCTTATTCTGTGTGTTAGCCTGCTTTTCAATCCCTTCGGCCCCATAAGGCTTACCACCCTTGGTCTTCTTTAGTTTTTTTGCCATAAAAGGTATAAGCCTCCATTACAAGGTGAGAGGCAACCATTAAGAAGCTGCCTTATTAAAGTTAGGTACAGTTGCATCCATGACTTGTTTCTTCAAAGTAGTCGAGTTACTAGAAGGAAGAGAGAAAGAAGGGATAACCGTTTCTTTGGCTAGTAGTGCGAAGCAGGTTGTACCCGCATCAACAATATCTTCATGCCTGTCTGATGTACTCCTAGATTCACCATCGAAGAGTGAATGTTGTTTGTAGAACTCCTTAAGCTGTACAGGTGTAAAGGTATTTTCTACGATATAAACTAAACCAGTTTGAACAGCATTTATATAGGGCGTTGCCTTCTGTTGTTTTGATTTAGTAACGGGTAATCCATCCCCTTTAGCTAGGACACCTTTAGAGGTACACTTCTTTAGAAATGACTCCAGCATGTATTTCCCTGCTGCACCCGCATCTTGGGAAATGCCTACAATACAATCTTCACCATCTCTTTTTGCGTTAGATATGATCCTGTTGTCTCTTGGACCACTTTTCTCTTTGAAGATATCCATGCCACAGATGTAATAATTCCCATCATACTTAGCCATCTTAAGACCAACCGTATAATCAGCTTTTCTGGCATCACCGGATATCTTAGAGGTTAGAGGGTCATAGTTATCATCAAATTCTGTTACAGCCTGTGTGTTAGCTGTATCCCATCCACGTACATACCTAGCACCTAACGGTACGTGGGTTGCCTTTCTGAACATCTCTTCGGAGAAGTGCATTCCAGAAGCATTAGCTTCTACAAACCAATTTCCATGTAATAATTGAGCTTTATCCACCTCATTCAGTCCCTCAAGGAACGCTAAATACGATGGATTATTTTTTATCATTAGAGGATTATCAAAGATCGTAGCACTGATGAATGTGAAGGATAGTATTGTCGCTTCCCAAGCTTCTTTTGGAATACCGTATGACTCTCCTAGCTCCTCTCTGGTATTAGACCAGATGAACTCACCATCTCTTCGGATAAAATACCTAATTTTACCATCTCTCTCAGGGATAGGATAACCTTCACTATCTAAGTAGAAATCTTCGAGCATGTACCTAAGTTGGTGGCTAGGGTCTGGGTTACAGCTCATCACTAGTCTTGAAGGATATTTAGATTCCGATCTTAATCGAGACATCATGTATTCTAGCTGTGACCACTCAAACTGAGTAGCTTCATCAACCCCGATAAGCGTGAATTGCAAACCTTGGATATCTGTTTTGTTTTGTTCCAACTGCATAGACTGCCAACGCACAGTAGCCCCTGTTGGGAACTTAGCTTCTGGAGGTTTCTTAGTGAAGGATGGCCTAGCATGGTCTGGTAACTGACCATATATATCTTGGGCTGTCTCATAAATGCCACCCTGCCCCATCAATTGAGGAACAGTCCTACGAAACATGATACAACGTGTACGAGCATCGTCTATATAACGAAGAGGAAGCATCTGCAGAAGGTATGATTTACCGCTACCAGCCTTTGCGGTATGTAATCTCAAGTTTCCTATGAGTGTCGGACTATATCTCCACCGTGTCGGTGTTGGACGCTTTTTCACAGAGTTATTAACCTCTGCTAATTCCTGTTATTAAGCCATATCGCTATAGCTCAGGTAGTCTCTGAACCTGACCTCTCTGAGGCATTGGCTGCTGATTGGCTTGGGGTATACCCTTTAGCTTTCCAGCAATTCATCCAAGTTTTTAAAGTGGGGCCACTGGGTTTTTAAGCGCCACCTATAACTGTTACCTGTGCGTCTGATTGCAAGATCATGGCCTGCTTATCACTACATGGGCCTAATGTCATACGACCTCCTTAAATATGTGATCTTCCCACAAAGGTGAGTTCAACCTATGCCTTAATTTTTGAGGGCTATGCCCAAGGCATCTTGCAGCTTCCCGTAAAGAGGGGTATTCTCCCCCACAAACAATCACTGGACGACCAGACTTCGCTGTATTAGATGCTTTTGCCGAAGCCCTCTTAACTGGGTCATTCATTGGGTTGTTCTCTGTAGTGAAGGTAGCTGGGTGATTCTTAACTATCTCAGGGTCCTTCATGGGATTATCATCAATCACTTTAGTACCAAAGTGGAACTTATTAGCCTTAACCAGCTCTGTCATACGTTGTTGATGATAATCTTTATTCTTCTTAACCTTCATGGGGTTAGTCCTGTTAGGGTCGGCATTTACGTGATACCAACCTGTCCCACCACCAATAGCTATGTTGTATGTATCTGCCCTAGTAACGAAGGCTTCATCAACTACCAACCTCTCATATTCTTCTGCCTGAGTCCTATTGGGGAATGTGGTCAGTATATCTTTAGTAAAGGAGCTTATGCCGTGTACTTTAATAGCTCTCTTTATATACTTCCCAGAACCCATATAAGGATCTTGTTCAGGAAGGCACTCACAGGAGCGTACCCCTATATATGTCTTCCTGCTTTCATTGTTTGTTATCCGGTATAAGTAATGATTCATACGACCTCCTCAAGTCAGTTAATTAAAAATAAAAACCCAGCAAAGGAACACCCCTAGAGAGGAGGGAGCTATCGGATAAGATAACCGCTAGGGATGCTCTAAGTAATTCAGCAAGAAAAGTCCAATTACTTTCATATACACCATTAGGTATCGAAGCCAACAGTGGATATGCCTTTGCTATGGAAAACCTCAGAGGTTTATTGGTAGGTTTCATCTTTACTGGCACAATGCCTCAACCACAGGGGTAATGTCCAAGACGGATAGACCGTACTACTCATTGAAATGAAATAACCCACCAGTTTGAAGGTATTCCGAAGAACATAGCCTTGGCAGGTATTGTTTGAACTCTTGTATATAATCACACTATGAGTGAAACTATACTATAATTATTAAACTACAATATATATTGAATAAGGTGCTGGGTGATAGTCTAGTGTAAGTCACCACTAAGAATCACTAGACTTCAGCATGGATAAAGCAGGTTAGATAATTTAATATCGCCCTCAATATTCTGTCCACATTACCTTATTCAATACACACTAATAGAGGCACACCAGCCACCGACCCGCTGTGTGCTTCTCCGCTCTTTACTACTATGTCATTACTGTATCAGCGCTGTAGTCCACCTTGCTCATCTATTACAGAGAGTATCTAAGGGGATCGTCACCAACAGGGAGCTTGACAGGGAGTTATAAAACGGCCTTCAACCTATACAATCCTACTATGCTTTACTTGGCATATCTAGGACTAGAACTGGAGCTAGAACATCTGTTTTATCTTTCTTCTCTAAACCTACTTTTGGAGAATTGTGTTCTATCTTCTGTATCTCTATCTTATCTCTAACTACATCACGCTCTATCTGATACCTAGCATCAACTAGCTTAACAGCAGCTTTTAGCTGATTATTCTCAGTACCCTTACGCATGATACTTACCATCTTCTCAATAGCCTCATTAGAGCTACGTTTTAAAGCATCGTGGAAGTCTTTATCAGAGGGGATTTTATTCTTGGAGCCTTTTGGTCTGCCGTTAGTATTACGGCCTTCGGGATTTAACTGGAAACCTGTAAGTTTCTTATCCTCCCCTTGGGAATCATCTGAGGACATACTATAACCTTAACTATTTTCATTATCTTCATGTACCATTATATCATAGTTTTGATCATTTGTCAAGCACTTTCCTTCCATATCCTGTATATTACAACCTATTTCCTCTAACTCTTGACCTATGAAGGTAAACCATTCTGAGTTAGGGTCGTCCCATATACCGCTATTAGTGGTGGCTGACAGGTAATCTGATATACCATCTATCCCTGTAGAGCCTACCCTAGCTGTTGCTTGATAAAACTGCTTTCTACATTGAAAGTCCTCTTCAGTCATCCACTCTTCGAAAAGGTGGTGTCTAATCAACATATTCTCCTATACATATCTTTATCTTATATATAGTATAACACACTTTTCATATTTGTCAACCCCTGTATGTACATTTATTTCATTTATTTATACATATTATTTCAATATATACATGTTGACTACATATAAAACCGATGATATGGTCTATATTCAAAAATAACATGGAGATATAGCTATGGGACATAATGCAGGGTATACAAGCAATTGGTCTGTTGGGGAAGCTAGTGTAAGCGACTACAGTGGCAAAAGTGTTAGGGAGGTACTATCACAAGGGTTAGATACATATCATGCAGTAGAGGCGCGTATGGGCTTTCTAGGAGGTATCGATGGTATACAAAGTGAGACTACCTCTGGTTGTACGCAGATTATATTAGAAGATTTTATATTAGAAGAAGAAATATTATAAATAATATGATTCAGGGGTTGACAAATTCAAAATATATGATATAATAGTATACATGAGTGAAATAATGTAAGTTTATTATGAATCTTCCCAGTTTATTAGATGCAGTAACAGTTAACACTGGGTAATCAAAACGTAATTGATACCAAAAGCCATGCTCTGACTTAGCCTTGTCAACATGGTTGCGGAAGTGACATTCTTTATTGAATGATCAGGTCTTACTATTTGGTCGGTAACAGACTGGTAAGATTCTATGGTGAAACATAGTGGTGCAGATCAGCTATCTGATAAATCCTAGAGTGGGCATCTTAAAGTTATACATGAAGTGTGTAATCTAAGGTGGATCTTGCTACTCTATCATGGTGCAGATAGAAGGCTAGTTGTGTCTGTAATTTGACTAATATCACTTATCTTACATATATTTCTTATTAAGGTATTGACATATACGAAACTTATGGTATAATATATGCCTAAATTGGAGAAACCTAATATATGGCAGAAAAGGTTAGCATTACATCAGATGAACAATATAATAAACTTCTACAAGATTTTAGAAATAACTTAATATATAAGTTGCAATTAGAATGGGAAGATGTTAGTATATCTAAAGTCAGTGAGATACCACAACTGATACAACAATATGGCCACACAGCAAGAGCAATACAGATTAAAACAAAAAACTTGCAAGAAACATATCTGATATGGCAGTATAAGGAAGAAGGTAGCAAAAGGTACGCTAATTGGAAGTGGTTAGAGTAACGCCAAGCTTTGTGGTGGAACGAAGGCGCAGCCGCAGAGAACATCCAACAACAGCGCCTTGTTAGGTGTGTTAATTGAGGAGTATATGATGGGAGAGGTAACTTCCTTAAGAGAGCCTGCTGAAGAGCTACCAGCATTGTTGCAGGCATCCCTAAACCCTTTATTGGGAAAGCTTCACGCCGATCTTTGTGAGGGCGTTGGTGAAGATGTCCTTAGCCTTCTCGATGTTTTCCCCGTTGAGTTTAACATCAAATTCACAGGGAGTTTCTGTACAGTACATGTGAATTGGCTTACCTAAGTACATTTCTTGGGTAGCTTTTCCTTTACAACGAGGACATTCAAATTCACTCTTAAAAACTGGGGCGTTACCAAACATAAATCTTCTTCCTTTAATCTATTTTTTGTTGGGAGACTAAATTTAACAGGGTATACTGGACAGGTACACCTAACGCCTTAATAAAGGGCGCAGCTCCATCGCGTCCTCTTTGATTAACTTGTTATGTTAGATATAAGGAGATATTAGATGCCTCAAGAACCAAGTCAAAGTGATACCCGCGACACTGAGGGAAACAATACCTACTGGTTTTTGATACCAGCGGTTCTGTTCGTCGCAGCTCTCTTTAGGTTTATTTAGTATGTACTGGAGATGAGTTATAGCTTCTTGAGCTTTATCTGGACAACCCTTTATTGGGTGCCTTTATAAAGTATAACGTAGTTATAGTTTTACCAATATTAGAGGGAGTTACTAACAGATATGGATACACTTATTATAATGCTGAGTATTGCAAGTGTGCTAGTCACTATGCTTACAATCACTGTGGTACGAATAGCAATCTTAGCAAGCGTATTGGCTTCCTCAGATGATTTTTTAGAAGACTCTAAGCGGATATTAAAGTCCTGTAATATTTCAGTTTGCCTTTCAGCTTCCGCTGCTGTCTTTTCTAGCGCGATTATAGGTCTTACTTCCCTTTGTACTTGACGACACGCATCTATTATGAGTTTGTTTCTATCAAGGGGTAACATTAAGAAATCCTATATTGTTTTTATACTATAACGCCGTAATTAGCGGCAAACGAGCAACGCGAGTGTAGTCTGACTACATTGCTTTGTTAACTATATTAAAGGTAGGGCGGTACTGTAGCTTACGATGTGGCTGTACCAACAGCCGCCCATAAAGGCCAGAATTGTGTCATCTCGGCTCCCTGTTGTGAGGGATAACTGAGCACATAACAAGGCCAGTTGCTTATTAGGTTTTAAATTTTAGAGAAAGATGTTACTTGAGGTAGGCGGCACTAACTGTGACGATGGCGGTTGTTACTACTGTTGGAAGTGTAACACCTGTGGCGGCAAGTAAACCAACCACTGCCAACAACCCAACGAACTGTAAGGTTGCCTTGTATTTTACATCGCTCAAAAATTACTCCTTTAAAGCTGATCCTCCCTAATCTCCTTTATTGGCTCTTGGGCGGGAGGTTGCCCAGAGTTTTTATAGTTAATGCCTTAATAAAGGGCGCATCTCCATCGCGTCCTCTTTGATTAACTTGTTTATGCTCTATCTAATACACCTTGAGAATTAATTACTATAATATTAAAAGAATATGTTGTAAAAGTCACAGAAAAGCATTATGATTATGTAACAGTAATATATCTGACAAGGAGTATAGAAGTGACAGATGAATGTAAGCATTGTAAATTGCGGGGTGACATTAACGGCTGTCTTGTGACAGATTGC